GCTCCCGGAGCCGAGCGTCATCCCGACGCTGATCGCCGCCAGCCAGGAACAGGTCGCCTACCGCCGCCAGGTGTTCTTCAACCGCGACCTCGGGGAACCGTGGGAAGCCGAAGGGGCACGCCTGACCGCCGCGATGATCGCCGCCGCCCAACGCGACTACACCCAGCAGCAGACGTACGTCGGCACCAACCCCGTGATGATGGGCGTCGATGTCGCGAGCACCCGTGCGCTGAACGTGTGGATCTCCGAGCAGACCTCAGACACGCAGGGCCGGGCGCTGTTTGTCGGGCTGGTGGACAGTTTCGAGGACCTCGCGAAGCTGATGGACCGCTTCCGGGTGAACATGGCGGGTATCGACCACCTCCCCGAGGGGCGTCTCGCGGCAGCGTTCGCGAACCGCTTCGCCGGTCGCGTGTTCATCATCAACTACGCCACGGAGACACAGAAGGACGTGCTGACCGTCAACGACACGCAACGCCGCGCCAGCGTCCGCCGCACCGAGGCGATAGACGCCGCCCAGGAACGCATCCGCTCCCAACGCGAGTACCTTCCCCAGGACCTCCCGGAAGCGTTCGTCTCCCAGATGTGCTCCAACGTCCGGTCTGTGGAGCAGGATGACGTGGGCCGCGTCAAGGTGCTCTACCGCGCCGACGGGCCTGATGATTGGATGCAAGCCCTGACCTATAGCCTGGTCGCGAACGAGTGCTACTGGATTCGCCAGCAGATCGGTCACGAGGAGATCACCTCGATTGACGAGATGACCGAACTCGGGTTTGAGCGCTCCACCCTGCGCAACACCGAGGAGTCCGAGTACAGCCCCGGCCTGAACGACGGGTCCTACGCGATGGACAGCAGCCAGGGCAACGGCTACGGCAACCAGGACGAAGATCTGTACTAGACGCATGACGTGTGCTATGCTCGGAGAGCAATCCGACCGAGGAGCACAGCATGACGTGGGATGGGAACGACTACGGGTGGGGTCTGCCCCGCCAGCGCAAGCTGGCCGACGACGAGTTGGCTGAGCGCGACCGGCGGCTCGACCTCGCGATGGACAGCGAGGACGACGATGAGTGACCCGATCACCACCGCGTTCGACCTGATCGGCTACGACGGCGATCAGTACATCCGCATTCTGGGAGGCCGAGCCCTGTACGAAACCGTCGCTGTGCGCGACGGCTACTGGGACGGCCCCGTGATGCTCCAGCGCCTCGACGTGAAGCCGGAAGGGCTGCACATCGTCTGCCGCTGGGTCGATCCGCTGACAGCGGTCGAACTCGTGGACAAGACGCACGACGTGTGCTAAGCTCGTAGAGTAATCCGACCGAGGAGCAGAACCCATGAGCCAGACCGACCGCAGCAGCTTCTACAGCGTGCTCGACCAGTTCGGTGCCGAGAACACCGACGGCATCTTCGAGAACGTCATCGTTGGCGAGGTGCCCCACCGTCGCGCTGCGCTAGCGCTCGCACGGAAGTACGCGACAGCGCACCCGGAGGCCACCGTCATCATCGTCCGCGAACGCAGCGTCGAGTTCGAGGACCTCACGCACTTCGTCTACACCGACGACTTCGGCTGCGTCATAACCGAAGCGAACCGCTAGGACGCTGAGCGCCGCAGACTCCCTGCGGCGCTCCTCTAAAGAACTTCGGCTGACTCCAGCCGTCGAACAACCAACCAGGAAAGGGACTACCCATGAGGAAGTTCATTGTCGCTGCCACGGCAGCGCTCACCATCGCCGTACCCGCAGTCGCAGTACCCGCAATCGCATCAGCGAGCACTGGCACGGTTGCCAGGAGCCTGCAAGTGCGCTGGGGCAACGAGATCCGGCAGAACGCCCGGCTCCGTGGCATGCGGGTGACCCAAGCCACAGTGCGCGGCTGCGCATCCGGTGGCGGTGGCTACTACACCTGCTACGGCACGTACACAGTCACCAGGGGTGGCATGTACGCCAAGTACGGAACGAACATCACCGTCGCCAACGGCGTGTGGCGAAGCACGAACGGACAACTGCTCAACCAGTGGTAGGCCGTCCGAGAGTGCCTGCCTACGGGCGGGCGCTGTCGAACGGGCACCAAGCTCGTTACCCAAACCCAAACGAAAGGGACGCACCATGCGTAAGTTCATCATTGCTGCGACCGCGCTCGCCGCGCTCGCAGTGCCCGCCGCCTCGATGGCGGACGCCCCGAACGGCACGTTCGTGAACAACACAACCGAGCAGGCCACCACGAACCCCAACGCCAGCCAACTCGGCCAGCAGTCGTCGCAGATCAAGCAGAACGGCCAGTTCGAGGTCGCGTGGTTCGGTACGAACCGTGGCGCGGTCGTGCAGAGCATTCTGCACCCGTAGATCGAACGCCACATTGAGCAGACCGAGGCTCGCCTTGTGCGGGCCTTAGTCGTTCTCTAGCGCACAACCTGTGCTACCCTTGCGCAAACCCTCGACCGAGGAAGGAAGCAACCTGATGGCCCGAGTTACCTACGTTAAGAGCGCCAAGGGGCGCAAGGACGGGCGCAACCGCCGCTGCGTGAAGTGCGGCACCGAGATCAAGCCGGGAGACGCATACAAATGGCTGGCGAACCGGATCGGCCGGTCCAGCCAGCGCAAGGACTTCTGCGCCAACTGCCAGGTCCGGGCGTCGGACCAGACCACCAGCCCGCATCTCCAGGCGCTGTACGGCGCACAGGAAGCAGCCGAGGATGCGCTCGCGCACGGCGGCGACGACCTGACCCTGAACGACCTGGCCGAGATCGCCCGTGGCTACGGCGAGGCTGTCCGCGAGGTGGGCGAGGGCTACGGCGAGTCCGCCGACAACATCGAGGAAGGATTCGGGCACGAGACTTCCCAGTCCGAGGAGATCCGCGAGAAGGCCGAGGAGTGCGAGTCCGCCGCCGACACCATCGACTCCGCCGCCGACGACATCGAGGGCATGGACGACCCCGATGCTGACGAATCCGAGTTCGCTGACGAGTACGAGGGGTCCACGTTCCCCAACGGCAAGCCGACCGACGACGACGACTGGGCTGACTTCATCGAGGAGAAGCGGCGAGATCGCCGCGACGCCGCGATACAGGCAGTCGAAGACGCGCTGGCGGAGGGACCGGGGCTCTGATGGACGCCGACGACCGGCTGTTCCCACCAGACTTCCCTGGCCTGCGAGAGCGGCTGTCAGAACGCCTTGTCGATCTGTACGACAAGATCGACAACCCTGACGGTCGCACCCTCGCACGCACCTACGCCGCCCAGGTGCTGGACGACGTGATGACGCAGGCGGAGCCACGCGACGACGGCAAGTCGATCCGCTGGGTCGCCGGCGGTGACGCGATTGAGTACCTCGACGCTGCCGGGAACGTCACCACCAGACAGACGCTGGACGAGGTAGCAGCCATCGCCTTCCCGAAGGCGTACGCCTCCGAGCCAGTGCACCTGTACGGCCGGTGGGAAGACGCGATGCTCGAACAGATGCGCCTGCTGGAGTTCGCCCGCTCCTACGAGGGACGCCGGGTCCTGGATGAGCAGGAGCGGGACATGAACGCCCGGCACAAGCCAGAGGCGCGAATGCCGCCCGGCTTCCTGGTCAATATGCAACTGCTGACGCTGATGGAGGCCGAGCCGTGCTGGATCGCGCCGGACGTGGTGGACCTGATTCACCACGCACGCGAGACGTGGACGCCCGAGGCGGTGATCGGCAGTGACGCCTTCGTGCCCAGCGGCTTCTGTCTGCTGTCCAAGCCGATCTATCTCCACAACGAGCCAGACAACCCGCAGGCGTTCCGGGCGCTCGCGTGGACCTCGATCATCGGTGACGACAACGAGTCCGGGTGCTTCTGGATCAGCGTCTACGGCTACGTGGACGACGACCCGAACCCGATGGAAGACGAGATGCGCGACTGGTGGCGGCGCAACAGCCCGCTGCAACTCGCGCACTACTACCAGTGGACGTGGGGCACGCTGCCGAGCGAAGACGACGACCTGAACGTGAACGCCGAACCGTACGACGACAGCCCGGAGGAGGTCGTACGACGCGCCAGAGAGCAGGAAACGACGATGCAGGTGCTGTGGCGACTCAGCCAACAGCTTGTGCCAGTCGCGCACAAAGCGCCGCGCGGCATCCGCCGCGACGCGAAACGCCGACTCAAGCTCGACCAGCAGAACGTCAACGTGATCAAGCTCCGCCGCGAACGCTCAACCGGCGACGGCGAGGAAACCGACCGGCACTACAACGTCAGCTTCCTCGTCCACGGCTACTGGGCAGTTCGACACACCAAGAACGGCCCACGCCAAGTCTGGGTACGCCCACACGTCAAGGGGCAAGGTCCGTTCAAGGAAACCAAGAGGGCCTGGGAGTTCATAAGGTGACCACCTACGAACCCTTCCGGGTTGCCCTAGCCGACCTGGCTGAACAGACGCTAGCGCCACTGGACGGCTGGGCCTGCCGCTGCCACGCTGCCAGCGTCAAGCTGATGAAGTCCGGGAGCTTCGGCACCTGCCGCGTCGCCCGAGGTAGCGCCCAGGGCGTGCCAGGCCAGCACTCGTGGCTGGTGCTCGGCGACGACTGCTACGCCAACAAGGCAGTGATCGTTGACCCGACACTGTGGAGCTACGACCAGACCGTCGAGGGCGTGTGGGTCGGCAAAGCCAACGTCCGGCATCGCCCGCACGGCGCAGGCTCGATCTGGGCGTGGGGTCGTCCGAACGACCCGACCGGCCCGGTGGTCAAGCTGACACCACGCGAACCGTTCTCGCCGCCGGCGCTCGCGTTCCTGGAGATGCTCGGACCGTTGGACGAGGAGGGGTGGATCGCGCTCGCGCACGCGCCCGTCGAGGGTTGGCCTGCCGGGGAGATCATCGACGCGATCTGCGAGTCGGGAATGGAGGTCTACGTGCCCATCGACATCGTGGGCATGGTTACGGACCGGAACCCGCAGGGCCTATACCTCTGCTGAGCGCACGTCGTGCGCTACC